GAGGAATTAGAAGCGGAAGTTTTGGCTGAATTAGAAGAAGCCAATGGTGCTGATGCTCCTAAAAAAGGTGCGATGGCACCTGAACCAATGGACAAGAAGCCAGAGGGCGAAGTTCAAGATACGGGCGATGCAGTAGTCAAAGGTGACCAAGCAGATGCTCCTGTCAAGAAAGTCGTTGCAAAGGCTAAAGAAGTTTCAGGTCAAGCACCTCAAAAAGGTGAAGGTAAACCTGAGGCAACACCTAAACTTAAAGAAGAAGAAGAAAAAGAGGACGAGAAAAAAGAGTCCTTAGATTCTAAAGATTCTAAAGAAGAAGACAAAGAAGAACAAAAAGAAGAAGTAGTTGACATTGAAGAAATGCAAGGTCAAATGATGAAGGCAATGAAGTCTATGAAAAAAGATGAAATGTCTGAGTTATATGCTTCTTATATGAAAGCGTCTATGAATAAGACTAAAGACGAAATGTTCAGAGAAATGTCTGATGGCATGAAAAAAATGAATGCTATGAAGATGAAAGAAATGATGGGCAAAATGTCTAAAAAGTCTGAAGAACAAAATATAGAGAAAGATGCTAAGACGGAAGAAAGATTAAAATCAGTAGATGTTAAAGAACATGTAGATGCTCTTTTAAACTCTGACTCAAATCTATCTGAAGACTTTAAATCAAAAGCAGCAACTATTTTCGAAACTGCTGTTAAATCTAAAATCAGATCAGAGATCAAAAGACTTGAAGATGAATATTCTTCAGAGTTAATTGAAGCTCAAACTGAGAATAGAAACTCTTTAACTGAAAAAGTCGATAACTATTTAAACTATGTTGTAGAAGAATGGATGAAAGAAAACGAACTTGCCCTTGAAAGAGGACTTAAAGGCGAGATCGCTGAAGATTTCATTTCAGGTCTTAAAACATTATTTGAAGATCACTATATCGATGTGCCTAATGAAAAGTACAATGTACTTGAAGATCAGGCAGATAAAATTTCTAAATTAGAGAAAAAATTAGAAGAAACAATTCAACAAGTAGTTGAAGCGAAAGATTCTAATTCATCTTTAATTAAAGAAAAAGTTATGAACGATGTTTCATCGGACTTAACTGATACAGAGATTGAGAAGTTTCAAACTTAGGCGCAAGACGTAGAGTACTCAAACGAAGAAGGTTATGCTGAAAAGCTTAAAACAATCAAAGAGTCTTACTTCCCAAGACAAAAAGCTGAAACAAAAAACATTGATAATGAACAAGTAGAAACTGGCACCGCTGTACAGGACATTACAGAGGGTTCCCCAATGGACAAATACATAAATGCCATTGGAAAAACTGCTGTAATTAACGGCAATTAATAATAGATAAAGGAGAAACCAAAATGTTTCAAACACAACATCTACAAGAAAAGTGGCAGCCAGTCCTAGAACACTCAGATTTACCAAAAATCGAGGATTCTTACAGACGAGCTGTTACTACTTTGATCTTGGAAAACCAAGAAAAAGCAATGAGAGAAGACAGAGCATTTTTAGGTGAAGCTGCACCTACTAACGCAACTGGCGCTAACGTTGACAATTGGGACCCAATCCTAATTTCACTAGTAAGAAGAAGTATGCCGAACTTAATCGCATACGACATCTGTGGCGTACAACCAATGACTGGCCCAACAGGTCTGATTTTTGCAATGAGAGCAAGAGCAGCATCTGGCGACGGTGCAGAAGCATTAGTTGACGAACAGATTCCATTCTTATCAAACCAAGACGCAGCTGGAAACACAGGTGGAGGTGACCAATCAGGCACTAACCCTGCGGTTCTTAACGACTCACCATCTGCAGGCACTTATTCAACAGTGACTGGTATGACTACTGCACAAGCAGAGACATTAGGTGATGGTACAGACGAATTTGCAGAAATGGCATTCTCAATCGAGAAGCACACTGTGACTGCTGTATCAAGAGCGTTAAAAGCTGAATACACAATGGAACTTGCTCAAGACTTAAAAGCAATCCATGGTTTAGACGCTGAGACTGAACTAGCAAACATACTATCTGCTGAAATCTTAACTGAGATCAACAGAGAAGTAGTAAGAAATATTTACAACTCTGCTGTAAAAGGCTCACAAGTAAATACAACTACTGCAGGTATCTTTGATTTAGATACAGACTCAAACGGAAGATGGTCAGTTGAGAAATTCAAAGGACTATTGTTTGCAATAGAAAGAGACGCTAACGCAATCGGACAACAAATCAGAAGAGGAAAAGGTAATATGATTATCACTTCAGCTGATGTTGCGTCTGCATTACAAATGGCTGGTGTATTAGATTACACGCCTGCTCTTAACAACAACCTAAACGTTGATGACACAAGCACAACTTTCGCTGGTGTACTTAACGGTAGATACAAAGTATATGTGGACCCATATGCAGCTAATATTTCTGCATCACAATACTATGTGGTAGGATACAAAGGAACTTCACCATACGATGCTGGTATGTTCTACTGCCCATATGTACCTCTACAAATGGTTAGAGCAGTTGGTGAAAACTCATTCCAACCGAAAATCGGTTTCAAAACTAGATACGGTATCGCAGCGAACCCGTTCCACACAGGAACAGTAGCAGCTGCAGCGAATGGTGCAATCACTATCTCTGCTAACACAAACAAATATTACAGAAGAGTTAAAGTTACGAACTTAATGTAATCCTTGTTGATACAAAAAATCGAGAAAGGGCGCTTCGGCGCCCTTTTTTTTACTTACTAAATAAGATTATGAAATCACCATACAAAGAATTATTAGGCATATTAGTTTTAGGAGCCTTCATATCACTACTTGCATATGGACTTAATTACTTACAAAGACCCACCCCTTTAGAAAATATAGAAAAGAGAATGGATGAAGCAGCAGATAAAGAAGTTGTTTTAACAGATAACGAGAAGAAACTTAAACAACAATCTGAAGATAAAGATTGGTAAGAACTAGAAAAAGAAACGGATAAATAGTAATATGAGTGTAAGAAGACAACCAGACAGTATCGATTATGCATCACCAACGCAGTTTGTATTAAAGATTAATCAACTGCCAGAAGTACAATTCTTTATTACTAACTGTAATTTGCCAGGGGTTAATCTTGGTGAAGCAGTTATCCCTACACCCTTAAAACAAATTCCTGTTATGGGTGATGAGTTAACATTCGAAAACTTATCTATTGGATTTCTAGTAAACGAAGAGTTTACAAACTATATTGAAATACAGAAATGGTTAAATGCAATTGGGTTCCCACAATCAAGAGAACAGTTTACTAGTTTTAAAGCAAATCAATCAGTGACTCCACAAAACAAATTAGGTGTACAAAATGATTCTGTGCCAGGTAAATCAACACCTGCTAATGCAATGTTCTCAGATGCAACACTAACTTTACTTACAAATAAAAACAATCCTATTGCAGAGGTTAAGTTTGAAGACTTATATCCTGTTTCATTATCATCATTAGAATTTTCACAGGAACAAACAGACGTACAATATCTAAGAGCGACAGCAGACTTTCAATATAAATACTACACGATAGACAAAATCACAAATTAAACACAACAGAGATACAATGATACCTTACACAGACGAAGAATGGAAATGGGTCTCGGGTAAATAAAACCCTTGACATTACACACCAAATTGGTGTATAAATTATATTATGACATTAGACGAATTAAAAAAAATAGTAAATAAAGAATTACCCGTAAACAAAGAGCGTCTTGATACAGAGAGTTTACGAGGACAAGAACTATACGCAAAATTCCTAGATTACAAAACTAACTTTGCTTTCTTACTTGCAAAGTCTAAAGGTGACTATAAAAGATTATACAGAGAAAAGTGGGAATACTATGGTGGAAAAGCAGATGCCAAAATATATGCAACAAAACCATTTGACTTAAAAGTACTCAAAACAGATTTATCAGTTTATATAGAATCAGATCAAGAAATCATTGACTCAGAAAATAAGGTAGTTTACTTAGAGGAAACTGTCAAGTATATCGATGGCGTTTTAAAAGCAATTAATTCTAGAGGCTGGGATATTAAAAACTGTTTGGAGGCACAAAAGTTTGAAGCTGGATTAATGGGCTGATGACTACTTGGATTAAAAAAATAGATGATGTTCATCTATACGTTTATTCAGAGCCATCGGTGTTAAGAGAGTTATCAACTTATTTTACCTTTGAAGTGCCTGGTGCAAAGTTTATGCCAACTGTTCGAAACAGAATGTGGGACGGCAAGATCAGATTATTCTCATTACGAAACAATACAATCTATGTAGGATTACTTCCATACATCGAAGAGTTTTTAAATAACAATCAAATCGAATATACTCTTGACGATAATGTAAAAACTAATACTAAAGTCACAGAGGAAAATGTAATAGGATTTATTAACTCATTAAAAATTCCATTTGAATATAGAGATTATCAATTACAATGTATTATGGATGCATTGGCAAAACAACGTGGATTGTTTGTATCGCCAACTGCATCTGGTAAGTCATATATGATTTATGTACTTAGTAGATTTTATAGACTTATGGACAAAAGAATTTTAATCATTGTTCCAACAACTTCACTAGTAGAACAAATGGCTTCTGATTTTGTTGACTATGGTTGGAGTACAAAACAAATACATAAAATCTATTCAGGTCATGATAAAGAAACACACAAACCTGTTGTTATATCTACATGGCAATCTTTATATAAACTTCCAAAGAAATTTTTCAAAGACTATGGTGTAGTGTTTGGGGATGAAGCACATTTATTTAAAGCAAAATCATTAACAAACATTATGGAGAAACTTACAGATTGTCCATATCGTTTTGGATTTACAGGAACACTTGACGGAACACAAACGCATAGATTAGTATTAGAGGGATTATTTGGTAAAGCAGAAAAAGTAATTACAACAAAAAAGTTAATGGATAGTGATACTCTTGCTAAATTAAATGTTGTATGTTTATTATTAAAACATAAAGAAGAAGAAGCAAAGTCTATTAAGGATTGTAATTATATTGATGAAATTCAATACTTAATTTCAAATGATAGAAGAAATAAATTTTTATATAATCTATGTGCTAATTTAAAAGGCAATACACTATTACTATATCAAATGGTTGAAAAACATGGTAGGGTATTATATAAACTATGTGAAAAACTAGATAGAGATTTACATTTTGTATATGGTGGTGTTGACGCACAGAAAAGAGAAGAAGT